CAAGCCTATCGGCAAAGCAACCGGTTTAGAAGTAACTGATTCAGGCTTGGATATATCTGCAAGAATATCTAAAGCAGCTGGAGAAGTGAAAGATTTAGTTAAAGACGGTGTCCTTGGAGCCTTTTCCGTTGGTTTCAGAGTCAAGGATGCTGATTATATGACGGAAACTGACGGATATAAAATCAAGGACGCGGAACTATTTGAAGTGTCCGTCGTATCTGTTCCTTGTAACCAAGGCGCTACCTTTTCAGTAGCAAAATCCTTTGATACAATGGACGAATACGAAAAGTTCAAGAAAAACTTTATTAAGGCTAACTCAGAAGAAACAGCAGACGCTGTGAAAGTTGAGCAGCCAAGCGGGGAGAAATCCCAAAAAATGGAGACTGATATGTCAGAAGAAAATAAATCTCCTGAAGCCGAAAACTTCGATCTTGACTCATACGCAAAAGATGTAGCTGAAAAAGCAGTTGCAGAATATGCTATGAAGCAAGCTGAAGCAAAAGCAGCAAACGAAAAAGCAGAAGCTGAAGCCGCTGAAAAAGCAGCAGAAGTTGAAGCTGAAGAAAAGGCTGTTCAAGAAGCTAAACAGGAAGAACACAAGAAACTTGTGGAAGTTGGAATATCAGGCGCTGAAAGACTCATGGAAGATGTCGAGAAGAGAGTCAATGAAAAACATGAAGACTTAGGAAAAGTTGTTAAATCTCTTGAAAAAGAGTTGGCAGAAAAATCCGAAGAAATTATGTCTATCAGAGAATCAAAAAGAATCTTCTCAGACAGAAAGGGTCAAGGCGACTGGAAGAAAGCCTTCGAACAAGACATTGTTGATGCAAAATTTGCTGGTTTAGCGACTGGTAAAGGTTGGAATAACGACTATGCAAAAGGTGTAATGGAAAAAGTTAATGCCCATTCAGGTATTGACGTATCTTCAGCAGACTTTGAGCAAATCGTTTCAACAAATGTAGAAAGAGATATTCAGAATGAATTGGTGTTAGCACCTCTATTTAGAGAAATTCCAATGAGTTCCGCGAATATGATTATCCCAATCCTACCAGATGCTGGTTACGCTGAATTTACAGGTAACGCACAAGCATCAGGTTCAGCCCCTCATGGTAACTTAGACCCAAGAGGTGACGCATATGATCCTGCAAATGGTGCTGGTATTGTGATGACTGAAAGAACTCTTTCAACAAAGAAATTAATTTCACAATCATACTTAGGTAATGAAACTGAAGAAGATGCAATTATGCCAATATTACCATTAATTAGAGAATCAATGGTTAGATCTCATGCTCGAGCAATCGAAAATGCTGTTCTAGCTGGTGATGACGCTGATGGTGCATTTGGTACTTCAGGTGCAGCTTTTGAAGGTTTACTTCACCTAGCAAGAAATGACTCAGACTATACACAAAGTGCTACTGCATTTGCAAGTGACACTGTTACAGCAGCTGAGTTACTCGCGTTGAGAAAAAACATGGGTAAATATGGTGTGAACCCAAGTGAAGTCGTGTACATCGTTTCACAAAGATCATACTTTGAATTATTAGAAGATGCTGAGTTCCAAGATGCTAACCTTGTTGGCGACATGGCAACTAAAGTAAATGGTGAAATCGGACAAGTGTTCGGTTCAAAAGTCTTACTCTGTGATGAGTTTGCAACACCAGCAGTATCTAAGTTCGCAGCAGTAGCTGTTAACCCAAGAAACTTTGTAATGCCAAGATTAAGAGGTGTTACAGTTGAGTCTGACTACGAAGTTGGCAACCAAAGAAGAGTCCTAGTGGCTTCTCAAAGAATTGGATTTACCGATCTAATCGATGGTGCTACAAGTAAGTGGGCATACATGTACAAAGCTAGTTAATAGCTAACAGATTTGGAGGGGAGCGATCCCCTCCAATTTTAAAGAGGAATTATGGCAAATTTAGTATCATTACAACAATACAAGGACTTCGCAGGAATTACAGGAGTAAATCAAGACGCGAAGTTAAATGTTATTATACCCTCTGTAAGCCAAGCCGTAAAAACTTATTGTGGTACTTCTTTTATAGACTACTACAGTTCGAATAAAACTGAATACTTTGATATAGTTGATACTTCAACTAATGCTATAATAGTAGATGAAAGTCCTTTAGTAAGTGTAAGTTCAGTACAAGAAAGAGAAAGCCC